GTTGCAGTTCTATTATTAGGTCCCGGAACATCATTGTCAAAATAAAAACCAAAATTATTATATTTTGAATCTAAATCACAAGCCGGCTCCGGATTTGTTGTTGTTGAACTATTACCCGGTGTTGTCACCGTTCCAACTGACGCAGCACCTTTAGAACTATCAATAACATCTTTAGCGGTATTTTTATCTAAATTAGGGTTATTTAATATCTGTTGATAAGTATATAAATCTTTAGTTGGAACCGTATTAAATTTCTTTGCTAACTCATAGATATCATACTTAACACATCCGGCAAAAAATGAATCAATAATTGAATTGATTCTTTCTTTATTTTGCCCTTTTAATTGTTTTTCAACTAAAACATTCATAACAGATGGGTGGTCTACAATAATTTTCCAGCTTAAAGTACCCGTTCTATTTGAATCTTTATATGTGTAAATTGGTTCCGGTCTACCTAAAAATGATGTTGGAGTCCAGTTAGCATTACTATTATCAGTAAATTTAATATCATATGGTGGAAACCACATAACTCTACCCCCATTTGGTCCTTTTTCACAAACAGGTAATTCATCATAAGTAAATCCTTGTTTACTAGATGTTCTCCAAGCCAAGTTTTCAATAGAGAACATATATTTTTTAGCATATCCCCCAATTCCGTTAGGTCCATCAGCAATAATATTTGTAGAACCCGGATTTCTTGTTGGTGATATGTTTAAATTAAATGTGTTATCAAATACAGAACCCGCAAATTGTCTTCCACTAGTTGTTATACCATCAACTTTTTGTAAATCATTATAAGTATAATATGGTGTATCTTTGGTAAAAACTCTACAATATTCAATACCTGCATCACCACCTGTTGTTTGGTCAGTATAAGATACTACTTGAGAACCTTTAGTCATTTCTTTATAACCATCGTGGAATACTTTACTAACTTGATTAATAGCGTTACCTACGTGTTTTAATCTTGAAATACCTTGAACATTATCAGCAGAATTAACTAATCTTTGAGTTTCATCTAAAATAGACGTTTTTTTGAATGTAAAATTAGTTGATTCATCACGAGTATAATTACTACTAATTAAATTAAATTCCCCATCAAGTGAACCTGAACCACCACCCGGAATTGCGTGAAATCCAGCATTTGCTTTATATTTTGGAGATGTCCATACAAATTGACCGTCAATACCACCACCATCACTTAACGGTTTTGCAGCAAGACCAAATTTAAGCGTATCTTGGTTACCTTCAAATAAAATACCTAATTCCGATGGTCCATATACAGGAACCTCTTCCTGTTGACCAAAAGCGTTTACAGGAACTTGATTTGGAGGTGATGTAATTGTTGAAGGTTCAGCACTTCTACTACCAACATAATAACCACCAACCAATGTTCCATTATCCGGATTTATTAAACTAACAATTGCTTGTCCAACACCTAATAAACCACCATAATTTTTATCATAGTTTGGTTGGTAACGGTTATAATTTATATTTCTAAATAAAACAGACCTTTGTCCATTTCCAGTATTTGCTAAAAATATCTCAGAAGGATTTCTTTTACTATTTAAAATAGGACCTAAAAACCCCCCCGTTAATTGGTTAACAACGTTTAACGCATTTGATGTTTGTGGTGTTTGACCATTTCTCGTATTATCTGTGAAATAATCACCCGGAATTGGTGAAACCGGCCAATACGCCCCGGCTAATCTTGTCAATAAATCAGCCGCAGCCGTAACAGGATTTTCCGGTGATGTAATCTTCCAATTTTTATATATTAAAGGTTCTTGACCTGTAACAATTAAACTAGCATCAAAAGGGTCTTGTAATGATTGTAAGTTAACCTGACCAACAGTGTTAATAAAAATTTCTCTATTAATTCTATCTTTAAATAAATCATTAAGATATGTCGCACCTAATCTTGCCAAATATGAATCCTGAGATAATGAACCATCACTTCCCGTTGGATTTGTCGATAATAAAATCGCATAAGGCGAATATGATGAAGGAACAAAATTTGTTGGTAAATAAGGTTGATGTATCGGCTCTCCTAATATTGTGGTAGTAACACCATACATATCATTAAATCCACCAACAGGTCCATAATAATTATCAATAAAGGCTGCATCAATAAAAAACTCATTAATTAAATCTAATGCCGTATCAGTTGGATTGTACTCTCCCTGATTTGAGTTAACCGGAAGTGGGGGACCATTAAAATTAATATTTAAATCATATCCTCCATTAGGACCGTATTCATTTAAAGGGTATAATAATTGAGCGAAAGGGTCGTTAGTAATTAAATCATTTGGAGAATCAATAACATTAAAGTTATTTAAAGACACTTCAGTATTTAAATCAGACGCTGGTGGTGTATAAACACCACTAACAGTATATGGTACTAAATTTTTAGCCAATAAAATATCTCTAAATGAAGATGACGAAGCAAATGATAATGTACTATTTGGCATATTTTTTTTCTTTTATAATAAATAGATTCATAACCTATTTTTAAGGTGTTGAACGTAACATTGGTTCATTTTTTTTAATTATTGGTCCAAAATTTGCGTCAGCTATTGCGGTTTTAACCGTTGTTATTATTTGTTGTTTAACGTCAGGATTGTTCAAAGCATCTTGTAATGATTTTGCATCAACACCTTGTGGTGTGTTAATATTAATAGTATGAGTTAAGTTAACGTCTACTGTTGAATTAGATTGTCCGGATTGATTTCCCCCACTATTACTTGATTGACCACCTTTTGGTATTGACGCACTTGTTCCCGCATTTTGAACAGCGTTATTAATTTTTCCAAACATTGGGAATTCTTCATTTAATTTAGCAACTTGTTCATTAACATTGTCAAAAGCTGTTGCGAGTTCATTACGGAAATTATTTTTAAATTTACCTAAAACATCACTTAAACTAGCACCCGCCTTTATTTCATCTACAGTAGTATCAATTCCTTTACCAAGATTTTTTGCGGATAAATTTTCACCGGGAATATTACTTAAAGCCTCACCAACTTTTCGACCACCTTTTAATAATTTCCCACTTGTTTTAGATGCGGCTAAACCTAAACCGGTTCTATCCCCTAAACTATTAACTGCCGCAATAACATCTTTAGTTGCCGATAATTGGTCTTTTGCCAATTCCTCCATTGATTTTGGGGCAGTGTTAGCCATTTTCTCAAGTGCCGCAACTTCATCAGGAGATAATTTGTCAACATCTTTCATTTCTCCTTCAGCAGTCTTTATCTGATATGTTCCACCCTCACCCATTTCAGCCATATTGGCAATCAATTTCTTTTGGTCTTCAGTCACATCCGGAAATGAAATTTCTTTCATTTTCTTATCTAAATCAGCACTACCCAACGCCATTTTAGTAAGGTCATTATAAGACATACCCATTGCTTGAGAAATTTCCCTCAATTGTCGTTTGGCTCCCGGCATAATTTCAAAATGTCCATCTTTACCAAGTTGAACAAATTGTTTACTCATTTCTGCTATTTGATTTTGTAATTCAGCAGGGTCATTTTGAGCTAAGTCCATTAATTTTAATGGGTCTAATAACGAACTTTGAGAAACACCCAATCTTTGCATTGACGCAGCCATTTCAATAGCTTTATCAGGGTCAAATAATTTGTCAGCCAATTCCAAAGTTTTATTCATATCAACCCTTAATGAAATTGCTTGAGAAGCCATTTTAGCCAATCCTTCAACTCCATTAGAGAAATTAAACTTATTAAGGGCATCCATATTTTGTAATACTTTACCTGATACGGCAACCGCACTAACCCCCGATTCTCTTGCGACATTAACGACTTTTAACATTTCATTGGTCGCCTTAGCCGATGAAATACCCGCATCAGCCATACCCGCAACAATTTCTTTTACAGATTGTCCGGTAACCTTCATTGTTGCATATAAGTCTTCAGTTGTTTTATCCGATAATACAACATTTCTACCTAACGCATCTGCAGCTTGTTTTTGAGTTTCAAGTACATCTTTAATATCACCACCTAATTTTCTTACCGAAGTCACCGACTCAGCCATACTACTTCGTAATATGTCAGCCATCGCTTGACCCTGACCAAACTGATGAAGCATTTCACTTGCAGCCTCATCAAGTGTTAATACTACTTTAGCAATAGCCTCCGGATTAATATTAGAATATAAAGTTTCCCCTAAACCTCTTTGAGCATTTTCCGATGATGTCTTTTTTGCCATAATTAAATGTCTTTATAAATAAATACACCAAACATAGTTTTTAACTAACTAGTCTGGTGTATTATTATCGATTATTCGATTTATTAGGTATTTCCTAACATATGTCGGCATTAAATGAAATTCCGTATATGATACTCTAATTGTTTGTGCCAAATACAAATACTCTTCAATTAATAGTTGTCGGTGATTAGAAGAAAGGTCGAAAAAAGTCCACCCCAAAGGCAATCTCGAAAGATACCAATTCTCCTGACGGGGCGATTACACTTCTTTTTAAATCCAATGACGGCTCATTTTCTTTTAAAAACTTTCTTATGTATTTAGAATCCATAATTGGTAAGGAATCAATGAATAAACTTATCTTTGACCTATCTTGGTCCCCATCAACCTCAACAATATGTTTCGATAATTTCCAAGTAATTCTTGGAGCTTGTCTACCAACAGGGTATTGTTCCGCCATTTTATCTAATTCAATAGTGTCGTAGAATGTTGTAGGTCTTAATTTAACTGTTGAACCTGTTTTTGGTAGTATAGTAGTAAATGTTCCATCTTCATCAGGAGTAACCTCAGTTTTTTTAATATTTAACTCATCTAAATTTATTGTAGCAACAAATGGTTTATCCGTTGCAGGGTCAACTAAATTTACACTATATTCTGACCCAAAAGAAGTATTTCTTAAGAATATTAAAATCGCCTCAACATCACCATCTAAAAGTTCTTCAGGACGTAAATCGTGTTCATACATTTTATTTCTTAATAATTTTAAGATAATATTTTCACTACTACGACTAGCTCCAATTAAGTAATTTTCATCGTTTGCCGTTAAATAACCAATCTTAACCGCTTTCTTTTTTGATTTATAAAAAATCCCACCTGTTGGTAATTGAACCATATCGTGTGGTAAACTGAAATTTTGTGTTCCAGCATCGATTAAATTTTGTTCCATATAATTTTGTTTTTATTATAAATAATAGGATATGTTTTTTTAATATAAACAAAAAACCCACTTTATTAAAGCGGGTTTTATAAAAAATGTAATACACATATTTTTTTCTCAACTATTAATTTATTAATATATTCTATTCTATCAATAAATTCACAATTACTATCCATATGTTTTGTTAAACCAAGTATTTTTTTGTAAATCATTGGTTTATTGGTTGAAAACCATTTTTCATTACTTAATGTTGGGGATTGACGAATTTTTTGTATTGTTAATCCTTGATACATTTTAGTAAACTAATACACATCTATCCATACGAATTGTTGTTGAGATAGTTGCCAATGCGTCTGAATTATAAGCTAATGAATCAAAGTTAACATCACTTAACCAAGAACCTTCTAAAATCCATTTTTCCACAACAACACCTGTTGGGTCCAACATTTCAAGGTCAATGTTTTTCTTGTATCCCGCAGCATATCCCATACGACCAGTAACTGACTCAGCACATAAACGAACCCACTCCATAAGAGCTTGTGACGCTGAAGGTCCAATTGGGTCACGAAATTTAACGTTCATAGAACCCCAAGTAAATCTACCCGCAACATATGTTGAAGTATTTAAGAAAGGTATCTCAACATCTTTTACAGTAATATGTGGTCTAGCAGCAGATTCTACGAACCATTCGTTAATCCCTAAAGTAGAAGGGAATCGTACAATAAACCTATTTTGTCTTTTTGGTTCATACGGTATGGGCATTTTCATTAATAAATCAGCCATTTTTCTATTTGTTTTTTAATTTTTATTTTTTATCTTGTTTATTATAAATATAACCTATTTAATTTTTTTCTCTTGACTTTTAGAATTAAAATTTGTATCATTCTAGAAATCCTAGTTTTTATATTAATATTTATTTTACTAGTTTTTATTTATAATAATTAATTTAATATTCTTTTTTAATTCCTCCTGCTGTTGAATATGTTTTTATTATATTCTCTGGGTCGTCCTCAAAATGTTTTTTAACAACTTCCACATTTTTTAAGTCGTCATCTGAAAAACCTACTTTAGGGACAAAATAATTATTTATTTTATTTTTTAAGAAAGCTTTTTTCTGTATATGTTGTGACATAGCTTTAACATAATTAACAAATTCTTTTAAAGCTTTAATTTTACCTTCTTCCGGATTTGTTGCCGAACCCTCACCATATGTTACAGGATAAAATCGACATAAATCTAAATATTCTCGTATCATTTCTCTCTTAGAAGTGTGTTCCTCATCAGCTAAATCTCTATATTTTTCTAAATTTTTAACTAACTCATTTGAATCAATTCCATTAAGGTTGGACACTATATAATTGTAACAAGCTTCTTTAATAACAGATGGAGTATGTCCTCTTGCAGTCACAATAGAAAAAATCGACCCATTATTAATTGCCTCAACAAAATCACCCCAAGCCGGTCCCGGTTTTGCCAACATAGTATCAATAATGAATTGTCTATCACCCTTAACACCAAAATATCTGAAAGGGTCTTCAGCAAATCCAACTATTGTATGTCCGTCAAATTCTATTGGTTCTTTACCTATTTGTTCTCTATAAGTTGCAAAATCTTCAGTTGACATTCCAACCTCATCACCATCTTCATCTTTTAATATAATTTTGGTAGGCATTGAGACAATATTATCATCCCAATCAAAAGCGTAATACTTTTCATCCGGAGCACCAAATTCATCAATACCCTCTACAATTTTATTTTTTAACATAATCTTAAATTAAGGCTTAATTATGACCCACTATTACAATGGGTCATAATTTTTTTATTATATATTCTCAAAAGAAGCTCCGGTTGGAGTAATATAGAACGTAATGTCTATAAATTCTAACGATTTGGTTGGTTTGATGTAAATCTTACCAGTCATCTGATTTCTATCTAAATCAGCAGTGTCTGACGATACTGTAACTCGGAAATCATATAAACCTCTGTCTCTTCTGATAGCATCTAAGATAGGGTTAACCGCGTCTAAGAAGTCTTGTCTTACTTTTTGGTCGTTTTGTTCAAACAGTAATCTTACAGAAACCGCAGAAATCAATTTACGTGCTTGTAGTAATAATCTTCTTACGTTAATTCTATCAAGAGCCGATTGAGCCACTTGTAGAGTTTTGTTACCCCAAATTACTGTACCAACATCGGAGAAAGTAGCAATTGGATTGATACGTCCTTGGTAAAGAGTATCTCTATCTTCTTGAGTCAGTTTCTTTCTCGCTTTGATTGAGTTTACAATACCTCTCGTGTAACCTGCCGCTGCGAACCAAGGGAATGCAATGTTATCGGTTAACGCCAAGTTTCTTACAACCTCAGCCGTTGGTGGTAAATAGATTTGTGTATTATTCACACTATCTCTAGTTAATACCCAAGGATAGTAAGTTGCTGTGTAATTAGAGTCGATACCTGTATCATCTAAATTATTAACAACTTCTTGTGGATAAATTAAATCAGTTGATAAATCAACGGTTGGAAGGAATAAATTAATATCAGGTGTTGTACAAACATACAATGAGTCAGCTCTGTTAAATTCAATCATTTCAATAGCGTCTTCAACTAAATCAGAGTTATTAACATAATCAATACCCGGAGTTACGAATAAGTTAATATTAACCGCCTCAGGATTTGAGAATGTTTGTTGACCTAATAAGTATGCGTAGTAATCAGAGTTACCCCAATCAACACTATTATTTCCAACTGTGATTTGTTTAAATGCCCCCCAACCTGTTGCTGTAGGATATTTAATATCCGGACAGTATCCATTTAAGAATCCTCTTCTACCTAATTTAAATGTATCGGTATTACTTCTTGATTCTCTATAGATATCCCAACCATCAAAACCACCTTGTACTAATAATGAGAATTTACGTGAGTATATTCTGTAGTAAGGACTTGTTTCATCTTGAGGGTCTGATGTAAATGTTGCATCACCCACATAGTAAGCCGGAGTTCCACTTGTTGTATACGAGTTTGAAATAGTAATTCCACTAGCGTTTTTATCCATATGGTAACCTTTTGTTAATGTTAACCATTCAGCAGCATCAACCTCTGTACATAAACTTATCTGATTTTGTTTTCCTTTATATTGGAAGAAATCAACATCATATCCTGCACCGTTTCCTGTTGAAATACCTAAATACGTTTTACGAACATTATCACCCGGACTTAAAGTAGCATTATTTGCCCCCGAACTTAATCCAAATGGTGGGTCAAAAACAACTTCACCAGGATAATCATATTTAGTTTTATAAATTGGGAATGGAGATTTTGATGAACCATATTGTCTCATTTTAAATCCTTGGAATCCACAAGGTAATGTGTCTATAGGAGCATCTTCATTCATTTCAACCATAATATATTTAGAATTCAACGCGTATTCTCCATTAGTTGTTCCAATTTTTTGTGCCACGAACGAATTACTATTAGGGTCCATAGTACAATTTGTAAATTTCTCAATAACTACAGGATTATTATCTGTATCGTAAAAATCTCTAACTAATACATCAAATGTTAAATTACCAAACGACATATTCGCTATTGATATTTTAATTTCAGTATTTGCATCATTACCATCAGATATTGTTGAGAATCTAAATAAATTATAAACTTTACTACCTCTTACTTCAGAAACAACCCACGGAGAAACCGGTGTTTGATATTTTTCCAAGTAATAAGCGATTGATGATAATGTATTAACTGTTGAATTAGCTCTTGGTAAAGCCAATAATTGACAGTTTAAACCTCTAATATAACCTTTATTATAAGCGTAATTTAATAATGTTTGGAATTTTTCTTCAACAAACAATGGAACTGTGGTTCTTGGTTTTGCAAAGTTTGAAGAACCAAATACCTTAGGAAGATATTTTGAATCTGATTCACTAAATGAAGTTTCAAAGAAGAATGTATTTCCATTATAATCTGTCACATTAAGACCAAATTCCGCGTAAGGATTTTTAGCTATGTTTGAATATGTTGATGATGTACAATCAATTGATACATCTGTTAACCCTGTAACTTCATAAGACGGACCATCACTACCTGTACCATATGTTGCAATACCTCTTGAACGAAGTGTTGCTACAACCATATCGTCAAAGTCGGTGTATGAAACACCTGAATACACATAAATTTTACCACTTACAGTACCACTATAACACGTTGTTATTGACCCTGTAGTGTTTGACCCCGTATTACCTGTTGTCAATGGGTTACAAGGATTAATTATTGATACATTAACAGTCCAAGGTTGTATATTGGTACCATCTTGTGATGTTAAAATATATGGTCTTGTTCCGGCTGAGAAGTTTTGTGTTGTTCCCGAACTTTGTTGTGTAATACCAGTAACTGTCACTCCTGTAGTACAAGCACTAAATGTTACTGTTAAAGCTGTTAAACCTGATGTTGGTGTTGTGGATGGTAAATAAACATTAATTGTGTTAGTATTATAGTTTACACTACCAACAGTGTTTGACACAGTTGCTGAACTAACCGATAATGAATAGAACGATGCACAATTTGATGATGTCGAAGTTTGTGTTAAATTATTAACAACATTATAAAATGAAAATCCACTATATGAACCGTTAATATTGTCGAATAAAGAATAGTACCAAGGGTCGTTATTTGGGTCTGTGTAATCCGCATTTGTTGAACTTACACTATCAATACCATATACATTAGTTGCATTTGTATATCCCGTACTTAATGTATTATAGTCAGAACCTGAAATTGTTCCATAGTAATTAATTGATGTTGCCGAATGACTTGGTGTTGTAAGAATATCAAATAATTGTGTTTTAATATTATCTAAAATTGTTGAAGTACTACCATTAAACGTTTGGTAAGTATCATTTATTTTATTCATAATTAAAGTAGAAGAAGGTGTTCCTGATACTTGAATAGTCCCAATACCACTATTACATCCTGTAAATGTGAATGTAAACGGAGTAATAGTATATCCTGTACAAATATTTGAACAAGAATGAACATCATAAGTTGTTCCTGAACATTTAAATCCTACTGTTGATTTATCTACGTTCGCAATTGTTGTAATAGACCAAGATGGTCCTGCGTCATATCCTGATAATCCCAAAATTCTTGTAACAAACAATTGATTAGATTGTTGTAAATAAGCTTTTGCGATATACGAAGCTTCATACTTCGGTATTTGTGTATTAATAAACTTTTCAGGGGATGTTCCTCCAAAAAAAGTTGAGAATTCATTGAAGTTACGTATAAAGATAGGTTCAAAAGCAGGTCCTTTTTGTGTCTCACCTACGATACCTAATGTGGTTACACCCACACTCTGTGCTACGAAACTTAAATCAACTTCGGAAGTATATACCCCAGGAGATACGAATACTTTGCTGTTTGTTGCCATTAGTTTGTCTTGTTTATAATTTTATTTATATATAAATATTAAAAAAAAATCAAAATACTTTACTTCGTAGCAACTATTTATATTTTAGGTAGATTATTTTCTGCCTTTTTTCTACTTATGGATAAAGACATCAAAAAGATTAAAAATTTAAAGATATCTGTGGAGACACACGAGATTCTTAAGACCTATTGTGAAAAAAGGGGTATTAAAATGTATCGATTTTTAGAAAGGTTAATTATTGAAAAATGTAAACCTAAAAAAGATGTTTACGGGGAGGACTAAAATACTTTATCAATAAATTGAATTGTTGATTCTAATGATGGATTATTCTTAACTATTTCTAATCTTAACACATCTCCTGAATTAATTTGTATTAATTCCAAATCAGAACCATAATAGTCATCATTAATATAAACATCAAATGAGTCAACATTAATAGTGTTACCAATTTTAATATCAACAACGTAATTAAATAATTGAGTTAAACTTGTATTACCTGATAAAAATAATGCTTGACTTCCAGGACCTTCTTCAATTGGTTTTTTCTTATTACGTCTTGTTGTCTTTTTTTCAAACTCAACAACCTGTAATACTCTAGTTATTGCAGGAGATACTTCAAATTCATCTTCATCAATTAAAAATCCTAACATTGTAAATTCATAAGTTTGGATGTAATATTTTCTTTTTTCAACTTCCATCACTGATTCGTCAGTAATGTTACCCATAATAATCGGAATATAATGACCTTTGATTACCGCATAAGCTTGTTTTGATGCGAATTTCTCTAAAATTATTTGATTAAGTTTATTCAACTCTCTCATTCTATTACAAACAATTTTAACCGAATAAGTTATGTCTACGGGAACAGGTTGAGGTATTGTATAAATGTCCATACCATTTCTTTCACCATCCCAAGTAGGAACTTGAGCGTAAAAATATTGTCTTCTATTTGGAATATTATATAAAAGTGCAGGGTTAGTTCCAAATTTAACTTCAGGTGTTCTAACTACGGTAATGAATGGTGGTTCTGCGTTTTTATCTATATTTTGAAAATTCCAAGTTTCGGTAAATTGTGACCAATTTTGTGTTGTTACTAAGATATCAACAGTTGGTATAGTTTTACCTTCGACAACAACTTTTAAATCATTTTTAACAAAATCCAAGAATCCTCTATCCAAATCAGCGTGCAATAAAGATTTTGGAAGGTAAGTTCCGTCTTTATTAATTTTTTCTAAAAGTTCTTCTCGTCTAGCTAAAAGAGTTTTAGGTTCTGTTAATGGTAAATTTTTCTTTATTTTACTTGGTAAACCCATTTTATTGTTTTGTTATAAATATTTTGTTTCTTGAATTTATCATTTCTACACCCCCCACTCTGTATATTGGTTCTTTGGTATCTTTCATTACATAAGAACTATATTTGTATGGGTCATAGGTAACAATGTTATTATTTGTTTCGTTTGGCAAACTCTCACAAGGATATTTACAATATTCAAGTAATGTTCCAATTACAAATGCGTGAACATTTTTTTGTTTATCTTCTAATACTCGAGCTCTACCTCCCGGTCTAACTCTAAACTCAACATCATTTAATTTGATGTGGTCGGCGTGTGTTATTAATTTATTTTTGTAAGTAATTGAAAAGGTGTGTTTGTTTAGATTATAATGCACCATTACTTTTTTATTTATGTGATTATTATCTATATTCATAATATTTTACACACTTTCATTATAGACCTCTAAATTCGTTATTTGTAACCGGAGATGCCATAATAGTTCGGTAAAAACTTTTGTATCCCCCAATTGTATGCTTGTTATCTGAAGTCACCCTTCCATCATTGTTAACCGTATAGTATCTTACTTTATCTTCTGTTTCGTAGTATCCAATGTAATCTCCGTAATTAATGTCA